ATTCGATCTAAGAATTTACCAGATGGTTCTAATGCGGCACTTGGTGGCAATGAATCAGCTACAGTTGGCTTTAAGAAACCAGTTAACCGAGATTGGCGTGTTAGATTAAGTGTACCTAATGTTACAAGTTTCAAAGCATCTCCGTTATTAAGTCCATTAAAGAAAACCAATGGATTAGTTTTTCCGTTTACCCCTACAATTATTGTAGCACACTCGGCAAACTATCAGGCAATTGCCCCTACACATACTAATTATCCGTATTTTGCTTATCAGAACTCACAAGTGGATCAACTTGTTATTACAGGAGACTTTTTTGTACAAAACGGTGTTGAAGCAGAGTATTGGGTTGCGGCATTGCACTATCTACGTTCAGCAACTAAAATGTTTTATGGCGGCGAAGCTGAAACACTAGGCGCACCACCGCCTGTTGTTAAACTTAACGGATATGGAGATTTTATTTTTAAAGATGTACCAGTTGTAATAACAAACTTTACAGTTGACTTACCACAAGATGTTGATTATATTGCAACAGGATTAGGTGATGCATTTACAATAGAAAAAAGTGTATCAGGAGCCGCTGGGCAGATGATAAATGAAAAACGAGATAGCGTAAGTTGGGCACCAACACAAAGTTTAATAACAGTTACAGTACAACCAATTTACAGTAGACGTGAAATTGAAAAATTTAGTTTACAAAATTATGTTAAAGGCGAATATATTAAAAATGGTGGAGGATTTATTTAATGGCAGTTTATAGCCAATCAAGCCCGTGGCACAATACTCCTGAAAACGAAAGTGGCGAACATATGGATCTACTAAGAATCCGTACAGTACCTGCTTCAGCAGATGACGCACTATATGAGGTAGAACCTCAATATAATCATCGTCCAGATTTATTAGCGTATGACCTTTACGGTTCACCAAAACTATGGTGGGTATTTGCACAACGCAATATGGATACTATTAAAGATCCTATTTACGATTTAAAAGTGGGAACTAAAATTTATCTTCCAAAGGCATCAGATATTAGAGCAAGATTAGGAGTTTAATCTATGGCTAAATTCAATCCTAAAAATGCTGATTTAGAACAAATCACAGCCGATAAAGAAAGACTCCAAGGTCAAATATTAAATCTTGAAAAAGGACCTGCCGATCAACTCCATGCGAGTGAGTTTGCTGGTGATGGTAAAATTAAACTTTCTAAAGAAGCTGAAATTGAAATAAAAATATTAAAGAAAACAGTTTCAAAGTTAAACCAACAGATAGGCAGAATACAGCGTATTAAGAATATTGAAAGAACCATATTCCCAAACGAACTAGAAGAATTTAATTCAGTAAATCATATGTTTGGATTATACTGTTTAACTACTGATGAGATATTAGATCCTGACAATACATATATGGGACCTAAAGGCGAACCAGAGGTAGTTGTTATTAAAAGTGGCGGCGGAACTAGAAATATGGGCGAACGCAAAGCCCAAACTTCGTTAGAAAAAGCCGGCGGCCGGGTTGAATATTTTATGGATGATGTAATGATTGAATCTGTAATTGGATACAACAGTGATACTCGTGCAATGCAAATGCACAAAGGTGGATTTTCAGTAACAGAACCTTATAGTATGGGACAGTTTTTTGAAACATTACAAGTTGCGGCAGTTATGGCCGGACACTTAACTTATACGTTTGCAACATTTTTACTAACAATAGAGTTTGTAGGATATACTGCTGACAATAAAATGAAGCGTCTTGGCAAACGACAGATACCAATTAAGATAACAGAATCAACAATGGCTGTTACTGCATCTGGTACAGTTTATGAAACAACATTTATCTCTGCAAATTCTAGTGCTAATACTGATTTGGTACAAAAGATACCATCAGATATACAAATTGTTGGAGGTGATCTTCAAGAAGTATTACAAAGTGGAATACAAAGTTTAACTACTGTTCTTAATACTAATTTATTAACACGTGAAGAAGGTAACAAAAAAGAATTTGCTGATCAGTACATTATATTGTTTCCACCAGGTGATGCTTTAGAAAGTAGAAAACTAGCTACTAAAAAAGAAGATGATGCTACAGTAAATGACTTAACTGATCGAGAACGAGTTGAAACACTAACTGGCCAATCGCAAAGTACACAAATAATTGACTACGAAGCATTTTTAGAAAAAATTGCAGGTGTTTCAGTAAAACGATCTGACCTTGGTGAAGCTATTGTGTCACAAAGTTTAGCAACTGGAAATATAAATGAAATTGGAGTATCAGCGTTAGTTACTGACAAATTACAAAACACAACTATACAACCTGCTGGACATCCTAGCGTTTATGATTCAACGAAACATGTTTATGAACAAAAAGCAAACTATATACCAGAAGGTAAACGTGCTTTTAAATTTGAAAAAGGTACAAAAATTAATAACATTATTGAGGAACTAGTTTTATCAAGCGAATACGGTAAAAACTTATTAGATCAAAAGTTAATTGATGGCTTCCGCCCTTGGTTTAGCATATTGCCAATGGTGTTTCAAGTTCCTGTAAAAGAAGTAGAAGCAAGTAAAGGCCGTCCACCATTTATCTATGTTTTTAAAGTAATACCATACGAAGTACATGCTAGTACTTGGATGGGGCCAGGTGATATAACACCGGAGCAACCAATAACGCATATTGCTAAAGAATATAATTATTTGTACACAGGTAAAAACAAAAACGTATTAGAATTTGATCTAACATTTAACAACAGATATTTAACACCAGTTCCAAGAGATGGTGGTGCAGATACAGAAACTGCACAGAATGACGGTAACGCCGCAACAGCTAATAGTGAAGATAAAACACAAGTAACAACAAATAATGAAGGTGATGCAACACCAAAATTAGCTCCATTGAAATCGGTTATTGAATCTGATATTGAAATTATTACATCAGGCATGAGAGCTGTACCTTCGGATTCTAAAGAAGTAATTGCACGTACTTTCCATAAAGCATTGGTCTACAGTATGTTAGACTTGGTAAGAGTTGAATTGCAAATAATGGGAGATCCTTATTACATAAGCGATAGTGGTACAGGAAATTATATGTCAGCACAAGGAGCAACTTGGTTTGCAGACGAAAATGGACATATTGATCATGTACGTAGTCAGCAATTTATAGAGTTAAATTTTAAAACTCCATATGATTATAGTCCAACATCAAGCACAATAGAATTTCCTGTAACTAAAGATGAAGGCGGCGGAGTTACAATTAGACAATTTAGTGGATTATATAAAGTAACATATGTTAAGTCTGAATTTAATCAAGGCAAGTTTATACAAACATTATCATTGTTAAGAATGAGTACACAAACAGAATTAGATTATAAGAAAGACAAAGAACCGGATTCTGCTAATGTTGGCGGCGGGCAATCCTATAGTGGCGGTTATAAAGATCGTTTCCCAGGTGGAGGAACATATACATAATGGCAATGCAACCTTTATTAGATAAAGTATCAAAAAATACACCCCCAGTGATGATGCCAGGGCCTTACCTTGCTAAGGTAGTGAGCTTTATTGATTCAGAGTACATGGGTACTTTACAAGTGCAGTTATTAAAAACTACAACAACTGGTAACCCAAACTTTGCTGGCGGATCAATGTACAATGCAAGATACTTGTCACCGTTTACAGGACAAACTCCAAGAAATGGAGTAACAGCAAATGACGGTTATAGAGATACTCAACAAGCATACGGTATGTGGATGATTCCACCTGATATTGGAACACAGGTTCTTATAATTTTTGCAGAAGGTAACCCAAATATGTGTTACTGGTTAGGTTGCGTTCAAGATAGGTATATGAATTTTTCTGTACCGGGAAATGCCGCAACGTCATTTACTAAAAAAGTTGATGCTGATGGAAATGATCTAATTGACGAAAAAATGAAGCCTGCTAAATTGCCAGTTAGTGAATACAATAAAGTAACTGAAACAGGACTTGGACAAGATCCTACAAAGTTTGAAAAACCACACCAAAAAGAATTTGTAAACGGACTAGTTGAATCAGGATTAATATTTGACGAAACAAGAGGAATCACAACGTCAAGTGCAAGGCGTGAAGTACCAAGTGCAGTCTTTGGATTTAATACACCAGGACCTGTTGATAAACGCCCAGGAGCTCCAAAATCAAGAATAGGTACTAACGAAGAATTTGTTGATGTTTATAAATCAAGACTTGGCGGCACTTCTCTTGTAGCAGATGACGGAGATGATAAATTTTTAAGAAAAACAACAGCAGACAAAGGCCCGCCAGAATATGCTGATGTAATGCAAAATGAAACAGACGGTAGAAGAGAATTACCACACAACGAATTATTCCGTGTGCGTACTAGAACAGGTCATCAGATACTGTTACATAACACAGAAGATTTAATCTACATATCTAATTCTAAAGGTACTGCTTGGCTTGAAATGACAAGCGATGGTAAGATTGACATTTATGCTGAAGATAGTATTAGTATGTATAGTGGCAATGATTTTAATTTTACAGCAAATCGTAATGTTACTATTGAAGCTGGTGCAAATTTATACTTAAAAGCAAGTGACAATCACAATGCTAGTTCAAAGCCAGGAGGCAAAATACAAATAGAATCTGCCGCTGATACAAATATTTTAATTGGTGCTAACGGTAAAATTACAACAGCAACTAACTTTGATCTAAACACAGGTTCTGCAAACAAGTTTACAGCAGGTACAACTACTGATATAAACAGTGGCGGAAACCATACAGAAACAGCACCTAAGATTGACATGAACGGCCCGACAGCCGCAACAGCTGAATTAGTTAGTGCATTGAACACACACGTTAACCCAGGACCGTCATCATTAGGATGGTTAAGCCAACGTATGCCACAGCACGAACCATGGCCATGGCATGAAAATTTAAACCCTCAAGCATTTAAACCAGTTGCTACTGATAGGGATAATAATTTTACAACTAAAAATGATGAACCAACTCCTAGTATTCCTGATACATTTAAGAAAACTAGTAAAGCTAACGAATAAAAAGTAAGGTAAATATTGATATGGCAAGCGAATTATATAAAAACATCGAAGTTAACAGTAACAATACACCAAGTAATCCAACATCAACAAATCGTGCTTACAAAGGTCTTAGTACAGTTAATCCAGAAAACGTTAGTAAAACGTTATATGACATTGGTTTAATTAAACAAGACTTGCTTAATCACTTCCATATTAGACAAGGCGAAAAATTAATGAATCCTGAATTTGGAACAATTATTTGGGACGCAATATTTGAACCAATGACTCCGTCAATGGAAGAAGCAATAGCTGAGAATGTTAAAAGAATTGTAAATTCAGACCCAAGAGTTACTGCAAATGCAGTTATTATTGACACATATGAAAGTGGTATTATTATAGACTGCGACTTAACATATTTGCCGTATAATATTAGCGAAAAAATGCGTTTAACGTTTGACGAAAACTCGGGAATGAATTAAGTACACACTTAACAGATTACACTAAATAGTATTACACTAAGGAAAGCAAATAAATGGCGGCAACAGATAGACAGAATAGATTATTAATAGCAGAAGATTGGGCTAAAGTATACCAATCTTTCCGTAATGCTGAATTTAAATCATACGATTTCGACAACTTACGTCGAACAATGATTAACTATATACGTCAAAATTATCCAGAAGATTTTAACGACTACATTGAATCAAGTGAATACTTGGCACTAATTGATCTTATTGCTTTCCTAGGTCAAAATATTGCTTTCCGTGTTGACTTAAATGCTAGAGAAAACTTTTTAGAACTTGCATCACGTAGAGAAAGTGTTCTACGTTTAGCACGTTTACTTTCCTACAATCCAAAGCGTAATAAACCAGCTAACGGATTGCTTAAAATGGAAAGTGCTTCAACTTCAGAAGACATATTAGATAGTAATGGTACAAATCTTTCTAACCAAGGAGTTATGTGGAATGATCCTAGTAACAGTAATTGGAGAGAACAGTTTGAAAGAGTACTTAATGCCGCATTGCCTAGTAATTCGCAATACGGAAAACCAATTAAAAAAGATAAAGTAGAAGGTGTTCCAACAGACCAGTATAGATTTAACGCATCAAACACTGATGTTCCAGTTTATACTTTTAGTAAAAATGTTGATGGAAGAAGTTTACAGTTCCAAATTGTTAGTACTGATGTTAGTAATGGTATTATTGCAGAAGAAGCACCGCTTCCAGGAAACAGTTTAGGATTTCTTTATAGAGATGATGGTAGAGGACCAGGTTCAACGAACTCAGGATTTTTTGCACACTTCCGTCAAGGTACACTTGACAGCGGAATATTTAATGTTGATACACCAAGTACTAACCAAACAGTAAGTATTGACGCAACTAATGTTAACAATGAAGATGTTTGGCTTTACAAATTAAATTCAATTGGTGCTGAGGATCAGCTATGGACAAAGGTTGATGCAGTTGAAGGCAACAATATTGTTTATAACAGTACAAGAAAAAATCAAAGAAACATTTATGCTGTATTAACTAAAGTACAAGATTCAATTGATATGATCTTTAGTGACGGAACATTTGGTAATCTTCCTAAAGGACAATTTAAAGCATTTTTTAGAACTAGTGCAAATGACACGTTTAATGTTGTTCCTAAAGATTTAACAAATATTTCTGTAACAGTTCCTTATACATCTAAAGCAGGTAATGCCGAAGTATTAAACTTAGTATTTTCTTTAAAGTATACAGTTGACAACTCAAGTAGAAGCGAATCAAATGCAAGTATTAAAGCAAACGCTCCTGCAACATACTATACACAAAATAGAATGGTAACTGGTGAAGACTACCAAGTAGCACCATTAGGAGTTAGTCAAGAAATTATTAAAGTAAAAACTGTTAATAGAACAGCAAGTGGTATTAGTAGATATTATGATTTACTTGATGCAACAGGAAAGTATTCAAATACTAGTTTGTTTGGTACAGACGGATTGCTATACAAAGAATTAACAGATAGTAAAGAGTCGTTTACGTTTAGTACTAGAACAGATGTTGAAGGTACTATTGAAAATACAATTACTCCAATACTGTCAAAAACATCAGTTATTAATTATTACTTAGATAAGTTTCCAAAAGTTTTAGTTTCTGACTTACAAGCAAGTTGGTCACAGTCGTCAACCTCTACAAACTACAGCACAGGTAAGTTTGTAGATTCAGTTAGTTCAACGTATCAAGTTGGAACATTTACAGGTAGTGGATTGCGTTTTGTTGAACCAGGAAGTTTAATTAAATTTGTTGCACCAGTAGGACAGTATTTTGCTAAAGATGGTACACTTGGAACAGGAAATATTTTACCAGCAGGAACAAAAACATATGTTTGGACTAAAGTTATATCTGTAGTCACTGACGGCAGAACTGATAATACTGACGGTAGTGGACCAATTGCATTTAATGATGTAATACCAACAGGTGCAGTACTTTCAGAAATTAGACCAAAGTTTAGTAAAGCATTGGTTCTTGATGTTAAAACACAAATTATCGATCAAATTTTTGCATACAAAACATTTGGTTTAAGATACGATACTAATTTAAGACAATGGCGTTTAATTACAGAAAATAACTTAGACATCACAAGTAACTTTACTACAGGTAAAACAGGTGATATTACTAATCAGCAATTAGATGCAAGTTGGTTGTTATTATTTGAAACAGACGGAGCTCAGTATACTGTTAGTTACAGAGGCTTAAGGTATGTGTTTGAAAGTAATCAAGAAATTAAATTCTTTTACGACAGCGAACAAAAAATTTACGATAACAAAACAGGACAAATTGTTAAAGATAGAATTGAAGTATTATCAATTAACACAGTTCCAGATGCTATTACACCGTTTACCATTGATTATCCTTGGCAAATTACAAAAGAATATAGAGATCCTGAAGGATATATTGATAGTAAAAAAGTTGAAGTTGGGTTCTTTGATAGAGATGACGATTCAGTTGTTGACGACCCAGATACGTTTAACGTATTAATTGCTCCTGAAACTAACATTAATTCAAAATTTGTTTTCCTAAAGAAATATATAACTTCAGATAATATTGAAGATTTTAAATATGTCGATAATGAAGTTGAAAAAATTACAGTTGTTACTAATGACAGTTTTATTCAAACGTCAGGCATGCCAACAGGAAAAGTATTTTATGTTGTAAAAACAGATGTGTTTAAAAAGTATGATGCAACTACATTGTTATTAACACAAACAACGGATTATAAAGCGTTTACAGGTAGAGATAAACTAAAGTTCCATTATGTGCATACAGCAGATGATGATGCTCGTATTGATCCAAGCAGTTCTAACATTAATGATTGTTACTTGTTAACAAAAACATACGACACAAACTTTAGACAATATCTAACTGGTGTAACAGCATCTTTACCGTTACCACCAAGTAGTGATAATTTGTTTAATAGTTACGGTGCTGAAATTAATAAAATTAAGTCAATTAGTGATGAACTAATTTATCATCCAGTTAAGTATAAAGTACTGTTTGGAGATAAATCAGAAACTAATATGCAGGCAACATTTAAGATTGTAAAAAACCCAGAGCAAGTTGTTAACGATAATGATATTAAATCAAAAGTTATTAATGCAGTTAATCAATTCTTTGCATTAGAGAACTGGGACTTTGGTGATACTTTTTACTTTACAGAATTAAGCACATTTGTAATGAATGCTGTTAGCCCAGACTTAGTAAGTTTGATTATTGTTCCAAAACAAACAGGACAAGCGTTTGGTAGTTTGTTTGAAATACGTAGTGAAGCAGATGAAATTTTTATTAGTGGTGCGTCAGTTGATGACGTTCAAGTTATTGATGCAATTACAGCAAGTAGAATACAAGCAACAGGCAATGTTGTAACAGCGTCAAGTACAGCAACAACCAGCGGAATTACAAGTGGCACTACTTACAGTAGTTCATCTTATTAAGGGGATAAGCTAAATGGCTTTTAACGATAATCAATCCGATAATGCTCTTCCAGTTGGAGCAAATCAATCTAAAAGGACTAGTGCAGATCACTTACCTAAATACTTTAGAACGGATTCGAATAAAAAGTTTCTTAGTGCTACACTTGATCAACTTTTAAATCCTGGTGTAGCTGAAAAGATATCAGCATACTACGGAAGACGTATTGCAAAAGCTAGAGTTGCATCTGATAATTATATTACAGATACTAATGCAGATAGAGAAAACTATCAATTTGAACCTGCTACTTTAGTACAAGACGAATTAAACAACGTTACATTTTACAAAGATTATAACGACTTTAAAAATCAAATTAGAGCGTTTAATGGTACAGTTGAAAACGACAGCGTACTAAACAAACAAGAATACTATTCTTGGAACCCACATATTAATTGGGATAAGTTTACTAATTATAGAGAATACTATTGGCTACCAAACGGTCCAATAGGTATTGGTGTTGCAGGACAAGCTAGAGACATTGACAGTACATTTACTGTTACTAGTGAAGATAACCTTGACAATACTGCATATGTATTTTCACCAGACGGCAAAACACAAAATCCATCATTAAAATTATATAGAGGACAAACATATACATTTGTTCTTAATACTCCTGGCATGCCTCTAACGTTTAGAACTGCTAGAAGTTTAGATGCTGAAGTGTTATATACAACCGGTCTTGATGATAGCACACAAACAACTGACGTTGGCACAATTACATTTGAAGTTGATATTAATGCACCAGACACATTATATTATATTAATGGCAATGATATTAATACAAGTGGATTAATTAAAATTTATGATATTGTAGAAAACAGTAAAATTGATGTTGAAGCAGAAATAATTGGCAAACAAAATTATACAATGTCAAACGGATATGCGTTATCAAATGGAATGAAATTATACTTCCAAGGTGATGTAACTCCTGCAAAATATGCCCAAGGAGAATGGTATGTTGAAGGCGTAGGAGATAAAATTAAATTAGTATCTGATGCAAACGTACAGATACCTGGAACATATTCTACAGATAAGCCTGTACCATTTGATTCAGAAGCATTTGATAGAGTACCGTTTAGTAATGCAAATAGTTTTGCAGGCACAAAAG